AACTTTTTAGAAACAGAAATATTCGACCATGTATTTGCAGGGGCGGCTTACACAGCTCCCGGTACGAAATACTTAGCGTTGTTTACTGCCATCTCAGATGGTGAAGCAGGTTCGGTAACTGAGTTATCAGGTGATGCTTATGCAAGACAATCAGTTGCATTTACTACTTCAGGTAACACAACTTCAAATAATGCAGCAGTAGAATTTCCTACAGCTACAGGATCGTGGGGTACAGTTACTCATGTAGGAGTATATGATGCTTCTTCATCAGGCAACTTAATGGCTTATGCGACTTTATCGTCAAGTAAGGCAATTGCTACTGGTGATGTATTTCGAGTTCCATCTGGTGATTTAGATATAACGCTGAACTAAAACGAGCCAGTTAAATGGCTTTTGAATATAGCGAATCGTATTACGGGTTAAGAGCCTTTGGTAGTGGTGGTGAAGTAAGAGATGCTTCAGCCACAGTTACAGCTGTCTGTACCATTGCTGATGTTCCTTGGGCAATAGCTGTCGGTTCAGGTCAAATAACAGGTACAGTTACTGCAAGTGCTTCTTGTAGTGGTGAAGTTGTTATTATAGAAGATTCTTCAGAGTTCTCGTATGGCTCAGGCTTGTATGGTGCAAACCAGTATGGAATAGAAAACCTACAAACCATAGTATCAGCAACATCTTCTATAGCCAATGTCACAGGTATTAGAGTAAGACTTGCTACTGGTATTGTTGCAGCAGAATCTGCTACAGTTACAATAGGTGGTTTTACTGCAAATGCAGCAGCCACAGTTACAGCAACTTCAACTGTAGCTTGTAGTGGTTTGATTGTTGCAATAAGAAGTGCGACTGTTACAAGTGCTTCTACAATAACAGCAAATTCAACTTGCACGTTTAACTTTACAATACCGATTACAGTCACTTCGACTACAACGTGTGCTGCAGAGGAGTTCTTCCTAGAAGAATCTGACACGATGGTCTATGGACATGGACTGTATGGTAGACAGGTATTTGATCAATCAGACATACAAACAGTTGTGTCTGCTGTATCAAGTGCAACAGCTACTTGTAATAGAGTATTAGCAACGACTACTGCTACTGTTACTGCAGCAGCTGCTATATCAGCACAAGGTAGAAGAGTTCCTGAAGGTTCTGCTTTAATTAATGGAACATCGACAACTGTAGCAACATCAACAGGCAATGGTTCTTTAGTTAGAACGAGTGGTGCAACAGCTACTCCTGAAGCAACGATTACAACAGCAGGTCAGATAGTAGGTGAAAGAAGTGCGACTGTAACCGCAGCCGCTTCAAACACAGCTAGTGCTGTAACTGTGGTGGCAGCAGCAGCTACACTAACAGCAGAAGCAACCATAGCCGCAGTTTGTAATAGAGTCAGGTTCGGTTCAGGTACACCAACAGCAGTTGCGAGTATAACTGTATTAGGATTTGCTACAAGAGGTGGAATTGCATCGTGTACTCCGTCTGCATCATTAGTTGCAGACTCAGAAAGAATTCATCAACCAAGCGTTACTTGTCTACCAGAAGCAACCATTACAGCAACTTGTAATAGAGTACAAAATGCGTCAGGTATTGTAAGTTCAACTTCAGGAACAGCTACAATTGGTAGAGAGAAATGGGAAATTATTTCAGTAACACCTATAACATGGACACAGGAAACAAACGATTCGGTAACATGGACACAAATAGCGGCATAATATTATGGCATTAATACCACTACAATTACCACCGGGAATACATAGAAACGGAACAGATTTCGAGTCATCCAATAGATGGAGAGATGCTAGTCTAGTTAGATGGCACGATGGTTCACTAAGACCAGTTGGAGGATGGACAAGTAGGAAAACGAGTGCATTTGCAGATGCACCTAGAGCTTTGATTTCTTGGTTGGACAACTCAAGTGATTCATATTTGGCAGGTGGTACATACAACAAATTGTTATATATCAATCCTTCACACACAGTTTATGACATTACACCTTCAGCATTGACATCAGGTGATCTGCATGGATCATTAAATCTAGGTTATGGTGGTGGTTTTTATGGTGTAAGCAATTATGGTACAGCTCCTATAAGTTCAGGTATTTACGCAGAAGCTACAACATGGGCATTGGATACATGGGGTGAGTACCTTCTAGCGTGTTCGTCCAAGGATGGAAAGATTCACGAGTGGCAACTCAATACAAGTGTAGTAGCTGCAATAGTCGCTAACGCACCTACTGGCAATAAATCTATAGTAGTGACTGAAGAGAGATTCGTCTTTGCCCTCGGAGCAGGTGGTAATCCTCGTAAGGTTCAATGGTGTGACAAGGAAGCGAACACAGTCTGGACACCTTCAGCTACAAACGAGGCAGGTGATATGGAACTTCAGACTACTGGGCAGATCATGTGTGGACTAAGAATGAGAGGTCAGACACTTATCTTGACAGATAACGATGCACATGTAGCTACTTACTCAGGGCCACCATTCATATATGGATTCGAGAGAGTTGGTACAGCCTGTGGTGTAGCATCAAGAAGAGGAGCAGTAGCAATAGATGAGGGTGCATTTTGGATGGGCCAGAAAGGATTCTTCACATTTGATGGTTCATCAGCTAAAGAATTACCCTGTGAAGCATTGGATTATGTATTCGATGACATTAATACTTCACAAATGAGCAAGGTCTATGCAGTCCATAATTCACAACATGGAGAGATATGGTGGTTCTATCCAAGTGCTACTAATCTTGAAAACAATAGATATATTTCATTGGACTACAAGGAAGGTCATTGGAATGTAGGTGTTATAGACAGGACAGCAGGTGTTGACATAGGTGTCTTTCAAAACCCTATATGGGCAGACGCAGATGGTGATTTATACAACCAAGAGACAGGATACATACATGGTGCAGTCAAACCTTATGCAGAGAGTGGCCCAATTAGTCTTGGAAATGGCGATACTATAATGAAAGTTACTCAGCTTATACCTGATGAAACGACACAAGGTCAAGTTAATGTAACATTTAAATCAAGATTCTATCCGAATGCAACAGAGACTACGCATGGTGCTTATACTCTGACGAGTCCAACAGATGTTAGATTTAGTGGTAGACAAGTAAGAATGAAGGTTCAGGGTGTAGGAAACACTAATTGGAGGTCAGGAATAATGCGAATTGAAGCTAATGCAGGTGGTAGACGATGAGTGTAGCAACTCCACCACCACCATTAGGTAGTAATTGGAAGGATTGGGCAGAACGTATTAATAAGTTTCTTACCTCTACTAGAAACAAATTACAGCATAAAGACTCAGACTCTAAGGCAACAGAAGATGGAATATTGATGTGGGATGCAACTCAAGGCACAGTAGTAGTATCAAAGAATAATGCTTGGGTAAGAATAGAGCTTGATCCATGAATTTACAAGAAGAACTTATTCGTTGCAGAGATTGGATTCAATCTGCCTTGGAAAAAGGAGGAGATACCCATGACTTCAAAGACATTGTAGATGGGGTGTTAAGTGGACACATGCAACTATGGCTTGGAGTTAAAGGGTGTGCAGTCACAGAGATAATAGTGTATCCTAACAAAAAAGTTCTACATGTCTTTCTTGCAGGAGGTGATCAAGGACAAGGAATTAAACAGATTACGGACATGCACGATGATGCTGTTGAGTGGGGAAAGGCTCAAGGATGCGATGGAATGACCATAGCAGGTCGTAAAGGATGGCAAAGGGTGTTAGAGTCTAAAGGATGGAAACAGCAATTTACAACATTAGTAAAGGAGTTTTAACATGAGTGGTGGTGGTGGAAAAGGTGGAAGTGAGACAACTGAAACAACGATCCCTGATTGGATAAAGCAACCTGCGATCAGGAACTTACAACGAGCTGAAGATGTACAACGAATTGAGTACATGCCCTATTATGGAGCTGATGTAGCGGCATTTACTCCTACACAGAATGCGGCATTTGATGCTAATATAGGAGCAGCAGAAGCTTTTGGCTTACTAGCTCCCGGACATGGCTTAACAGCTACAAGTGGTATGCCAACTCCAACAGATTTCGATGGTTTCACAGGTTATAGCTCACAACCGATGTATGAATCAGCCTTGGCTGAACTGAAAGCGAAGCAACCCGGAGCAGTAGCTCAGTATGATGCTTTGTTTGGAGCTAATGTGCCTACCCAAAGAAACTGGGCAGCACCTCAGAATCGTGGAGGAGGAGGTGGAGGTGGAAATTACACTCCTACCACAACTACACCAAGAGTACACACCACATCAGGTTGGAAAGATGGCACAGGTGAGGCTGCAGCTAAAATTATGGATGACTTGAACTATGAACGTGGAAAGATAATCGATCCTATAAATAACCCAAATCAGCTTGGAGCAGGTGACAAAGAAGCACAGGCTAATTGGGAGAGAATAAAAAAGGCAGGTGGATATGCGGCAGTAAAACAGGCAGAAGCGAAAAAAGTAGCTGATACTTGGGCAAGAAAAGAAACACAGTTAGCTACACCTAGAACTCCAGTTTATTCAAGTAAGTTAGATAGTAAAGGTTATACACCTAAACCTTCACCTATTACAGCGGCCGGACCGTTTAAATATTTACAAAAAAAAAAGTAGATGAAGTGAAAAAAATAAATAGGATGACAGTGGTAGATCGTGGATCACCACCATTAGGAACAAAAATTTCAGGAGTTACTATGAGTGATGTAAGAAAAAAAGGCAACCCACATAGTACAAGTAAATACACTTATGGAAGAAAATAACAGGAGATAGAAATGGCAGGACAAGCACTACCCGGAGGTCAAACAACACCTCCTAACATTAATAGCCTAGCCGCACAAGGCATTCAAGGTGCAGGGATGGGTGCTGTTGCAGGGATGGGTTACAGTCCTAGTCAGGTTGGTGTAGCAGGTACAAGTTCTTCAGTTACTCCTACAAATGTAACAGGATCAAATGTCACAGGAACTAATGTTACAGGCACTAATGTATTAGGTAATAATGTAATGGCTAATCAATTAGCTAATACCAGTTTATCTCCTTACATGAATCCTTACACAACCTCTGTTATCGATGCTCAACAAGCAGATGTATTGAGAGGTGCAAACATGGGATTAGACATGTTAGGATCACAAGCTCAAAGGGCAGGTGGATTTGGTGGTTCAAGACATGGTATAGCTATGAGTGAAATGGGTAGAGGGGTAGCTGATCTTATGGGGCAACAAGCTTCAGGGTTAAGACAAGCGAATTATGCTCAAGCTCAACAGGCGGCTCAACAAGACATTCAAGGAAACATGCAAAGTCAACTAGCTAATCAAGGTGTCAATATGCAAGGGCAGTTAGCGAATCAAGCAAATAATTTACAAGCGCAAGGAATGAACCAAGGTAATAATTTACAAGCACAACTTGCTAATCAACAAAATGCACTACAGGCAGGTTTATCTAATCAACAGTATGGAATGCAAGGTCAACTAGCAAACCAACAAGCAGGAATGCAAGATATAAACAATCAATTACAGGCATCTCTTGCTAATCAACAAGCAGGATTGCAAGGTAATCAGCAGAGATTAGGAGCAGCAGGTCAATTAGGTGATATCTC